CCTTCTATATCATCAACAACTAACGTGCCTGCACTGTAAGAGGCATCACCGGTGTCAATTGTTCCGGTAGGCTCTGGATCATACTCATCTACCAACTTGAACTTCGAGTCAGTGATATCGAAGAACATGCCGACGTGTGTGTATCCAACACCACTTCCGCCAGTATTGCGGTTAGACCAAATGCCTGTGTCTACATCTACCGGTGTAGCTGTGCCAGACCACACATCATTCAATGTGTGCCCTGTCGTTGAACCAAAGTCAATTTTAATACCATTATCTAAGGTTTGATCACCACCAGTGATGGCAACACCTGTAGCTTCTGTCGTACTAAAGTTATCTTTGGACCAAGAGAATGTATCTGGTGTACCTGTCGCATCAATCTTAACGTAATACGTTGTTGATGCTGTGCCACTAAAGTGTCCTGCAAAATAAGCGTCATCAAGCCCACTACCAGTAAATGTAGTGTTTGCTTCGCCTATAGAGTCCCCGGAATTTAAGTATAAGAAAGGTGCGCCTGTCTCAACATTTGTAGAGGAGGCAACAGTTTGAGAGCCTACAACGGTTAAGTCACCGTCAATGATCAAGTCACCACCGATGTGAGTATCGGTACGCACACGGAAAGAGTTGACTGAGTGATTCTGCTGATTGACGAGCAGGATACCTGTTGAGGCATCTGAATTGACAACCCATCCCAGACACATAGGGAAGTTAGGGTAGGTAGGAGATGCGTTTTGTACCGCGCCGTCTGTTAAACCAACAAAAAAGTTTGTCCCGGCAGATAATCCAGAGGTATCAACATCCTCAACTAAACCGGCTGTACATACATAACCGTATGTGTTGTTTTCAATGCTATGAGCGGCTATACCTTGAGCATTGTATTTGTTTACGTCTGTTGCATTAGCTCTAGCGGCTGTAGGGTAGCCATTGAAGTTTCCGCTAAAGTAAAGCGGCTCGCCTTTAGCAATCGTAACGCCACTGTTATTGTAGACTTTTTGATGCTCTTCTAAGCCAACTTCGTGAACAAGCCCACTCTCGTCACCATAGTAATTCAAGGTATTATGAATACTATCGTACCAAATCAATCCTTCAGAATATGACGGATGTTCTGACTGAGCTTCTAGTTGAATTTGATCAATGGTTACAGTGTCTGAACCGCTGTCTTTATACACGGCCTTACCGGCGGGCTGTGTAACAAAGACAAACTTAGTACCAGCTTGTAAATCGACTTTTGCGTCAGAATTGCTAGACGTGAAAACGGTGTCCCTTGACAGAGTATCAGGCGAGCCCTGCGTTACTGTGCCAAGACCAACCTCATACTCGCCATTATCATTATCGATAATGGCGTAAAAGGTGGTGTTTCCTGCGCCGACACCCGCAACAAAGGTTTGAAAGCCGACTTCGGCCCCAGCAAGTGAAACGGTCCCAGTGCCTGTTGTACCGGTCGATTCTTTTACGCGATCCGCGATTGCAAAAGCCATTAAAGGTCCTTATGCGATGCGAATAATTGCGTTACTCGCGTCCGCTGTTGGGAACTGAATTGTAAAATCGCCGTTTGTTGACGTTTTGTCCGCACCAAAGTCTAGAACAGCAATTGCATTTCCTGCCGGAGAGCCACCAGATCCACCGGTGCCGGTCTGCTTGTAAATTAAAGCTCCTCGCGCCGTAATGGTAAGACTTGAAAAAGTCTCATCGGTAAAATCTACAAAAGCAGTAGTCCCTGACGACGTAGTCGTATGGCCGTCTAGTTCTTGTCCTCCGGGATGGTATGTCCCGGCGGAAGCTGAAGCTTCATTAGTTGCACTATACGCTGTTGTAGTTGCGTCAAGCGTTGCCGAGGAAGTATACAAAGCAATGTAATGCTCCTGCGTGCTTGAAGAAGAAAAATCGTGAACACCTTCAAGAAGCTCTTCCTTGAAAGAAGTACACATGTAGTTTCCAGAAAAAGCCATCTTAAAGTCTCCTTATGGCGTCCGCTAATTTTGGATGACCCGCATCCATTAAAGCATTATAAACAGTTGTTCGATCTGCCCGAACAGCTTCTTTAAAATACTGCTCTACAAGTTTAGCAATATTTTCTTTGTAAGCATACGCCTGTTGTTTAAGAACAGGGTCGGTGGTGTCTGAAACACTAATAATCTTATCAGCACACCGTTGTGCAACTTCCTCGGGGGTAAAACCACGGCCCTCGGTTGTATGCACCTTTACTAAATTTTCGTATCTTGGGACATCCAAGCTAAACGTAAACATTATGTTCTTGCCCTCATCACTGAACCTGAACGGTATTTATCGGTATTTTCAATTCCTTCGGCAAAGTTTTTCAGTCTAGATAACGCCTGGACGTACTGTTGTTGATATGCTTGTACAACATCAGGCTCACCTTTCATAAAAATGTACGCTTCAATCAAAGATCCGTACAACAAGGCTTGTGGTACATTTGTGCTCAACCATGTGGTCCCGTCATCTCCGGCTGCTGTAAGGCTAACAGGGCGGTAATAATAGTGAAGCTCCACGTTGTATGAAGCATCAGGAGTTGGACCAACAATCAAGTTATCTACGTCATAATATCCGTAATATACAGGCGGCGCTAGATTCGCTGGGTCAGGGGCGTACTCTTCAACAAAATTAGCGTCTTTTTGAAGCAAGTATTTAAGGCCTTCTTCCGTAATATACGAAAGAGAAAACGCAGACAAAAAGTCATTGGGAAGAGCCAAATACTTATTACCTTGAGTCAACGCTCCACCTACGTTCTTTTTAAACAGCTCAAGATCAACAGAATGAAAAATGTTGTCTTCCGCATTACGAATAAAGTTCGGGAGATTATTTACAAACGTAGTTTCTTGGTTTTCGCAGTAATCTTGAATCGCGGTTTTTAACTGAGAAAATGTATAACTCATAACGTATTCACCTTATAACCCATACCGCTGTGGACACTACAATATGTATACAATGTTGGCGCACCGATAGCGACGGTTATTTGAGTATATGCTCCAGCAGACCCCGGTGTGCCTACATAAGTAACACCTGTTGTATATTCTACCCCACCACCGTGTGTGCCGTCAGGAGTTGTTGAAAAACGAAGAGGATGCCCAGAATTTGAAACATTCGACTGATCGTAACGATAGGTAGAACCTTCGTAAACATCTCTTCCTGCGATACCGGGTTGCGCTCCGTCCTGATAAAAGACGTTTCCTGAACCCGGATCGGAAACGGTCATTGTGTATGTGGCCGCAATAGTTACAACATTAACCGTAACTTCTCCAACAGACGCTGTAGCATCTACCCCAGTAGCAGTTGTCGATATGTTGGTTATTTCCGTAACTTCTCCAACAGCCGTAACTGTCCCAACCCTGCCAAAGATTTGTGGTCTAGGTATCGGAAGACCAACTGTATCAGTATATACAAAAACTTTTAACCCTTCAGTTACATCAGGTCTAGGATCACGCAAAGCTTGAGGATCTGCACCAACATTTGGTGCGCTTAATTGAGGGTGTTTTTCTTCATACTCGTCTGGTCCAACTAGCAATCCGTTCCATTCTTTCCGCATCTCGCGCAAACGATACCGGAAACCAGATCGATCCGATATACCGTACGCATATTTCGCAGAAGCATAACGAGCCACTTTTTTAGAACCTAATGTACTGAATATCTGGTTGTAGCTTTAAGGCTACACGATCTTCGTCTTCGTCAGAAGCACGCTGGAACTCTTCCTCATAGACCGCCTTTAATAACTGCACACGCTCTGGGGCTTTTTTCATAGACAGGTAATAAGATAACCCGGCGATCATGCAAGGCAGGAACCGGTAAGGAACGTCAGTCGTATTTTGCAACGAGTCAGCATCTTCAATGCGGGTGATGTAGTAGTACACCAGCTCATCTGTACTGTTCTCTGGAACCGGCCATACGGACAGTTCTGGGCTGGTCTGACGGTTAAAGTAGAATTGGGAGGGTCTCCCGGTAGTCGTCTTGTTGGGAACATTCAAATATTCCCCGCGACTTATGCGGTCTACTTCGTAATCAGCTCCATTTCGGCGTAATGCAACTTCCAGGATATCGTTCATCGGGGACGTTAGTCCATTTCCCGAGTTGTATGTCGCCGTCCCAGAAACCAGAGTAAGCGTCGCTTGCTTCACTGTCCAGAGATTTACGCCACGATTTGCCCATTCGGAGAACATGATATTCAATGAACGACGAGCAGTCTTCGCGTCATACCCTGTACGAACTTCTAGCCGCATCTTTCGTATGCTTCTTCAATAATTTCTGCGACATCGAGGTCGAAATCTCTTGAACCTGAAGTTGCCATTTACTTACTTCCGCTTTTTGCCGTGTACCATTCCGCCGCATGCATATTTCTGTGCATTGCAAGAACAACCGTTTCCGCCGCACTTAGAACAAACTGTACCGCCTTTCTTGTAGCCTTTCTTCTTCCCACCACAATTCATGACTTTTTCCCTTTCCAATTTACACGCTTAGAAGAAGTCTTCTTCTTCATTGCCGTTTTTGCCCCTGCAGTTTTACACTGCGCCTTTGTTGGACGACAGGCAGGGTAGCTTTTGCGCTTGTCCTTGCTACCTGATCGTCCGCATGGCTTGCCGGTTTTACAATCGACCCAGCCTTTTCCTTTGTTCTGGCCGAACCACTTACGAAGTGATGCGCCCTTTGCAGTCTTGCGAACAGCCATTACAGTTTCTTCGTCTTCTTGCCCCAGTTAGCCGCACCAACCTTCCGGCATTTAGCTAAAGCCCCACTAGCATACGCTGAAGGCCAAACTTTGTAACGCGACTTGACCTTAGTGTAACACGCGTCTTTCTTTGTCTTACTTTTACTTGGCACTGTCGTCACCTGCTTGCTTATAGCTGAACGTGATATAGCCACTACTTATCCATAACCATAAAGAATAAAGCCCCGGATAGCCCACAGATTTGGACCAAGGCAATAGCCATGATACCCCAAAGTCGGCCATTCACTTCTTTAACAAAATCAGTCAACTTATCCACATCTTTTTCGATATGCATAAGATGATTGTTTTCCAACCGCTCGAGGATTGTTTCGATAATCCCGATCTTGTTGTGGATGACGTGGATTTCATCCTCAATTTCTTCGTGTTTCAAAACAATTTGTCCTTCTACCACTTTTTGCATGACCAGTACTTTGCCTTGAGCTTACTCAAAGTCCCTTTATCGCAGCCGTGCCGAGCGCGGAAAGACTTACGCGCTTTGGGGTTAGACTTACGAATCTTCATGTTAGCATCGCCAAAACGAACAATCTTTTCTTTGCCGTTTTCGCATGCCTTAACAACAAACTTTTTACCACCAGAGACCTGACGCTTTGGCTTGTTGCATTTCATTTTGGACTTGTCAATCTTAGCCATTACAAGGGTCCTGAATTCTGAATGTAGGTGATATCAAGAGTAGCGGAACAGGTAAC